CGGTCTGGTCAGGTCATCGTGGTGGCAAGACGCGGAAGCTGTCGAGAGGGCAGAAGCCCGGATAAAAGAATTGCAAAAGTTAGCACCTTAACGGGTGCTTTTTTCATGGAGGAGAGAATGGACACCGAAACTAAAGAAATTATCAGGGCCCTCAAGGAACTCACAAGAGAACTGAGGAAAATCCGGGAACTCATGCAGTCTTGGGACGAAGATCCGCCCATAGACGAAGCGGATCCAGACAAGTACATAGTATAAGCAGCCAGCACTACGCTGGCTTTTTTATTGGCAACGCGTGCCATAAACGCGGTTACTCAATGGAGGTTTATAAGTTATGGCTGAAACAAACACAGGCACACCGGCACCGGATACGCAGCCGGAAAAGACGTTCACTCAAGAAGATGTCAACAAGATCGTTGGTGACAGGATCATGAGGGAGCGGGAAAAATTTGCGGACTACGATGCTATCAAAGAGAAAGCGGCAAAGTTCGACGAGATGGAAGAAGCTAACAAGTCCGAACTGCAAAAGGCTCAGGAAAAGGCGAGCGCATTACAGGCAGAACTTGACGGAATGAAAGCAGCTGAACAGATCCGGACTATCCGCGACGAGGTAGCAAAAGAAACAGGAGTGCCATCGAATCTGCTGACCGCCGACACAAAAGAGGGCTGTGAAGAACAGGCCAAGGCAATCAAGGCTTACACCGAGAGCAACAGACCCGGCTATCCGTCGGTAAGGGACAGCGGAGAAGCAACAACAAGCGCAAAAGGCACGACCAAGGAACAGTTTGAAGACTGGGTGAACAACCTTGGTTAGAAAAGTAAAGGAGTAAAAATCATGGCAACTGGAACAGCAACCAACAGAACAAACATCACTCTGCCGGCTGACGTATCCGCTGAGATTCTTCAGAAGACACAGGAAGCGTCCGCAATTATGTCTCTGGCAAGACAGATCGAACTGCCGGGCAGAGGAACATCCATCAACGTTATCACTGGTGATCCACAGGCTGAGTGGGTAGGTGAGACCGCAGCAAAGCCGGTTTCAGATCCTAGCGTTTCCACAAAGGTGATGAGTGCGTACAAACTGGCAGTCATCGTTCCGTTCTCCAAGGAGTTCAGACGTGACGTCCCGGCTCTGTACGATGCACTTGTCCAGAGACTGCCGAACGCACTGGGCAACAAGTTCGACGCTACCGTCTTCACCGGCAGTGCTCCGGGAAGCGATTTTGATGTACTGAGCGGATGTACCGCACAGGCCATTGGAACCAACACCTACGCGGGTCTGGTAGCAGCTGAGGCTGACATCGCGGCTCACGGCGGCGACATGAACGGTATCGCTCTGTCTCCGGTAGGCAAGGGCGTACTGCTGGCAGCGACGGACGACAACAAGCGTCCGCTGTTCATCAACACAGTAGCTGAGGGGGCTATCCCGTATGTACTGGGCGCTCCGGTCAGAATCAGCAAGGGTGCGTACAAGGCTGGCGCAGCCACCACAGGAACAACCCCGGCAGTACCGAATATCGTCGGCGCAGCCGGTGACTGGACACAGGCTATGTACGGAACAGTCAACGGCGTCGAGATCACGTTCTCTGAGGACGCAGTCATTCTCGATTCCAGCAACAACCCGATCTACCTCTTTCAGCAGAACATGTTCGCAGTAAGAGCGGAAATCGAAGTCGGATTCCGTGCCGACACTGACTGCTTCAACCTGCTGACAACGGCTGTCGCTTAAGTGGTAAAAATGATAAATGCGCGGCTCGGAATTGACTTTTGGGTCACGGAAGACCGGGTAGACGATTATCTGGCGGCGGGCCACAAGCTCGCCGCTGATGTTTCTCCCGAACCCGAGAAGAAGCCGACCGCGAAGAAAACAACGAAGAAAACCAAAAAGTAATCGTAGGAGGCCAAGCAAATGGCATACGCAACTATAGCAGATATTCAGAACAGAATACCCCGCACGTTATCCAGTGAGGAAGCGTCCTTGTGTGACGCACTGATCGAAGACGCTGCGGTGCTGATCGATTCGGCCAAGGCAGACGCAGACGCCAACATCAAGCGCGTCGTCACCTGTCGCATGGTCATCAGAGCACTCGGAGACGGGCAGGACGCTGGGATCCCGCTCGGAGCGTCGCAAGGTAGCGTGTCCGCGCTTGGCTACTCGCAGAGTTGGACACTCGGAAACGGCGGAGGCGCCGGGGAACTGTACATCGGGAAAACCGAGAAGAAACTGCTCGGAGCAAGCAACAGCATCGGCTCATATAGCCCGGTGCAGGAGTTAGTCAGCGAGGTGACCGGGCAATGAGAGGAATAACAGTAACTCTGTATAAGAGGACCCAGATCGGGAAGAACGCCTTTAACGAGCCAATCGAAAAGGAACTGCCGGTACAGGTGCATGACGTTCTCGTCGCACCGGCCAGCACGCAGGAGATCCTCGATACGGTCAACCTGTACGGGCGCAAAGCGGTCTACACGCTCGGCATCCCGAAAAGCGACCGGAACGAGTGGGAAAACTGCAAAGTCAGTTTCTTTGGAGAAGACTGGCGGGTTTTTGGCATCCCGACAGAGGGCATCAACGAACTGGTGCCAACGAAGTGGAACAAGAAAGTCATGGTGGAACGGTATGAGTAACGGATTCAAGTTTGTATTGAACAAGCAAGGTGTTTCTGAACTTCTCAAGAGTGAAGAGATGAAAGAGATCCTCGGAGACCTCGCCAGCGAAAGGGCGAGCCGTGCCGGAATGGGCTACGAGTCCGAGGTGCATGAGTTCAAGAAGAGAGCCGTGGCTCATATCTTCCCGAATGACTACGAAAGTGTACAGGACAATCTCAAGAACAACACGCTGGTAAAGGTGGTGAGCGGATGATCGAACAAGCAATATTGGAGCATATGGAAGCGGCTCTCGATGTGCCGTGCTATCTGATGCGACCGGAGAACGTGCCTGCGTCGTTCGTGCTCATCGAGAAGACCGGCGGAAGCAGGACGAACTACGTTGACAGGTCGGTTTTTGCTTTCCAGTCCTACGGGGCAACATTGCTTGAAGCGGCAACCTTGAACGAGGAAGTCAAAAAGGCTGCGGACGAGTTGATTGTTCTCCCGGGAGTGTCCAGTTCTAAACGACAAACAGATTATAACTTTACGAATACGGCCGACAAGCATCCTCGCTATCAGGCTATATTCGAAATCACACATTACGAGGAGGTTTAAGTAATGGCGAATACAGCAACAAACGTAACTGCTGGCAAGCCTGCGGTAACCGGAGCGGTATATAGAGCGGTGCTGTCAGCCGGTCTCACGATCCCGACGGATGCGACTACGGCTCTGGGCACTGACTTCAAGGCGCTCGGATATGTGTCTGAGGACGGTCTGACCAACAGTAACAGCCCGGACACCGACATCATCAAGGCATGGGGCGGCGATCCGGTGCTCCCGATTCAGAGCGGCAAGGAAGACACATTCCAGTTCAAGCTCATCGAGGTACTGAACGCAGATGTCCTCAAGGCCGTATACGGAAGCACGAACGTGACCGGAACCATCGACACCGGCATCGTCGTAAAAGCTAACTCAAAAGAAGCCGAAGAAGCGTGCTGGGTCTTTGAGATGGTTCTGCGCGGCGGTGTCCTCAAGAGAGTGGTAATCCCGGATGGCAAGGTCACCGAGATCAGCGACATCGAGTACACCGATGAAGACGCGGTCGGCTATGAGATCACCGTCAGCGCATCTCCGGACAGCGCAGGTCAGACGCACTACGAGTACATCAAGAAGCCGGCGACGACGACCTAAATCAGAATATGGGAGGGGAACATGAAGAAAATCGAACTGAAGTGCGGGGCGGCCATTGAGGTGGACGAAAGCGCCCTTGACAACATGGAACTGATCGACGCACTCGCTGAAGCACAGACCGACAACCCGCTGGCTTTCAGCACGGCAATGCTGATGCTCGTTGGCAAGGGCCAGCGCAAGCAGATCTATGCAGCCATTAAGAAACAAAAAGGCAGCAGTGTCGTCTCCATGGACGACGTCGGGGACGTATTCACCGAGATTGTCGAAGCACTCGGAGAGCAAGCAAAAAACTCATAGCCCTCGCCAGCGTGGTTGCTAAGTACGAGGACGCTATGGTTTGCGACCTTGCGGAAACGTACCGCATCTATGATTACAGAAGGGTGCCGGGCCGAACACTCGGCACTCTGGTCGCTGGCCTGGGGGCTAATTCAAGGGTGTACCAGAAACTGACGGGGCAGATTGTCCCGACGGACACCTTGCTTCTTGCCATGCTCGTGGATGACGTTCGCGCGATGGTCTACGAAGCAGGGAAGAAGGGCGCACCGGAGAGAATCGCTCCGAAACTAATGGAAGGCGCTCAGCCGGTACGCAACGAAAGAACATTCAAGACAGGCACGGACTTCGACAAGGCCCGCGCCGCTATATTAGGAGAATTAACAGATGGCAACTGATTTAGGTAAAGCATATGTACAAATAGTACCATCTGCAGAAGGAATAAAGGGGAAGATCCAGTCCGCGATCGGGCCGGAAGCGTCAGCTGCTGGAAGTTCTGCTGGAACGACTGTGTCGAAGAGCATGGGCAACAAAATCAGCGCTCTCGGCGGCAAGTTCGTCAAGGCAGGAGCAATCGCAACGGCCGTATCTGTCCCTATCGTTAAAGGCATACAGGACTCGCTCGCTGCGTATGAAGTACAGGCTACGGCAGAAGCGAAACTGACCGAGATTTACAAGACCCGCATGGGCGTCAGCGACAAGGCTGCGAAGAAAACGATGGACCTTGCATCAGCGCTCCAGCAGCAGGGAATCATCGGAGACGAGGTGGCGATCTCTGGCGCTCAGCAACTGGCGACATTTGCCAAGTACCCGGACACGGTCAACACGCTGCTTCCGTCAATGGAAAACCTGCTTGCTCAGCAGAAGGGCGTCAACGCCACCACAGACGATGCGGTCAATATCGGCAATCTGATGGGCAAGGTCATGCAGGGCCAGACCGGAGCGCTGAAGCGGGTCGGCATCTCGTTCACGGCAGCGCAGGAAGAAGTACTAAAATACGGCACCGAGCAGGAACGCGCGGCAATGCTGGCGGAAGTTATCAACAGCAACGTCGGCAATATGAACGAAACGCTCGCCCAGACACCTTCCGGCAAGATCCAGCAGATGAAGAACACGCTCGGCGACATGAAGGAAGAGGTCGGCGCGGCTCTGGCTCCGACAATATCGAAACTGGCGGAGTATGTGTCGGCGAAGGTCCTGCCGCTGGTTGAGAAGATCATCCAGTTCATCCAAGACCATCCTATTATCGGGAAGATCGCGGTCGCTATCGCAGGGCTGCTCGTGGTAGGCGGTCCGCTGCTCATGATGATCGGTTCTATCATGACGATACTCCCGATGCTCACGGCTGGATTCGGAGCATTGCTCGGGCCGGTCGGAATCGCCATTGCAATCTTTGCCGGGCTGGTAGCGGCTGGCATCGCAGTCTATAAGAACTGGGACAAGATAAAAGCGGTCGCAGCCACCGTCAAGGAAGCGGTCATAAAGGCATTTACCAAACTGAAGAACACGCTCGCAGGCATATTCAAGGCAATCGGAACTGCGATTACCGCGCCATTCAAGAAGGCTTGGGAGTTCATAAAGAATATCGTCAAGAAGATAAAAGACGCATTCACGTTCAAAGTAAATCTGCCCAAAATCAAACTGCCGCATTTTCATGTTGAGCCGGAAGGGTGGAAACTCGGAGACCTGCTGCAAGGGTCCATCCCGCATCTGGGCATCGACTGGTATGCAAAGGGCGGTATCGTAGACAGACCGACGGTCGTTGGTGCCGGTGACGTAAGGGGCGGCGAAGGTATCGTTCCGCTGAATGCGTTCTGGGCGAAGATGGACAGCATGGCGGATTCCATCGTTGGCGGCGTCGCTACCGTAGCGGCTGCAGGAACCGGCTACGGAGACATCCACCTTGACGTCTACCTGTACCCGTCTGGCCAGAAGATGATGGAAGAAACCGTCAGAGTATATGACAAGGGCAAGAAAATCTTGGGAGGCAAGAGATAATGGCTCTCACAAACCAGAAATACATTGCGATCAATGACAACATGATATACAGGCCGCCGACGTTTGCTCCGCAGGTCGAGGACATCTATGCGGGTGAGTACCAGACCTGCACAGGCAAACTGGTCGGTGACGTGGTCGGGTGGAAGTATGCGGATGCGACACTTTCATGGGATGCGCTGCCTCAGAGCATGGTCGACTATCTCATAGCGATGACCGGCGAGTGCACGCTGGAATTTGTCGACCCGTCCGGCGACATCGTAAGCGAGAAAGTGATTCGTGATTCTGCGGTAATGCTCCAGAACAGAAACACTATCAGAGGCGAAACATGGTGGCGGAACGTATCGGTCGAGATCCGCTTCATCGAAGCCCACACCCCGGAGGAATAACATGACAACGATAGCAGCGGAAAATGCAAAACAGATCCGCCAGTCTATGGACGTCCTGATCCAGGTCACGCCGCAGACCGGTGATCCGATCATCATCAACAACGACAACCTGATCCGGGCTGTGGTATCGCTCCGGTCGGATTTATCGATCATCAATCCGACCCTGCCGGAGTCAGAAATAAACATCGAGGCGTATTTCGACACCGACATTTCGGAAATTCTGGCGGCTATCCCGGACGAGACCCCGGTCACGTATCAGGCCGGGTACGAGGGGGATATGTCGCCGGTGCGGAAGTTCTACCTCGCGGAGCAGATAACGTGGGCGGACAATGTTATGAGCATCCACGCGGTCGACGCGGTGCATTTGTTGGATGTGGAGACGTTTAGCGGCATACGCGTAGGAGCCGTGACGCAAAATTGTGGACTGCAAAATATAATCATGCTTCTGCAGGCTCTGTTATTATACGCAGGCGTAGACGCTGAAAACGGGAAAACGTATTTCTCGTCGATTGACCGGAACAGCGGCAATCTTGGCGACGCTATCGTTGACGCGAAAATCCCAATTTGGCCAAAACAACCAATAAGAGAACTGATCGCAACCATGTCAAACCTGTTGCGGTGTGAGTTCGAGCCAGGTTTTCTTCTCAATGGGAGAACGGCGTACTATATTAACTACGTTGACGCTGGGATACCAAAAATATCAATAGATAAGCCAACGACTAAATGGGCTATAAACGAGGATGACTGCGGAGATACAACAGTAAACACAGGTAGAAAAATAACGAAGCTCAACGTTAAGCACAATACAGTTTCGCGCGGAAATATGAATGGTGGAATAGGCAGGAGGGAGCTTATCGGGTCAGGAACATGGTTCTATGAAGGCGGCGCATCTCTCGATTTTGATTCCGAGTACATAGAAGAATTTACCGTCGCTTATAGAAGCGACGCAAATGGGCTATATGCGTTGAGGAGTTTGTACGAAAATAGTGATGAAACAATTGGCAGACATAGTTTCATCCGAGATATTCAACAAATCAGACCAACTGCCGGGCCGGGGCTCGGAGGTGAATATTTAGTAAAAAACGATTTGCCGTTTGGGGTCATGCAAAGAGCCACTAACACCGACAATAAACTCTATACGCAATTTGTTCCATGGACAGAACAGCAGGCGTCGCTTTGGTCAACTTACGGCTTAGCGACAAACGCCACAGTGAGCTTAGAAATACATGGGCAGGCCTACACACTCAGCACAGATGAATTTTCTTACGGTAGTTCTGGGGTGAGTGCTGAACTCACACAAGAAAACATTTTAGGGCGGCTTGTCGTCTACGGTTCCGGGGATTTCCAAGGGACATCGGTCAATGTATTGCCGGGAATAGGTTATGAGCAGCTTCTCAACCGCTCCAACATCACCGGCTCGTTCACATGGAAGGGCGATCCGCGCATGCAACCTCGGGATGTGTTCACATTCCACAGGCTCGACGGAACAGATGAAGTCTGCACACTGGAAAACATAACCATCACCCACGAGAAGGGCGGCACGTCCGCTGAAATAACATACCGCAAAGGTATCTGCTAAGGAGGGCCAAACATGGCACAGGAATTAAATGTTAACATTGTACCTCAGAGTTATCTGCCGGAGATCCGCGTCAGCCAGAACGACAACACGCTGAGGACCATTAAGGTCAAGATCGTGAATGAAGACGGCTCGCCATATGAGATCCCGGCAGAAGCGACCGCGACCTTCGCAGGAACCAAGCCGAGCGGGCTGGGCTTTACGGCGGCGTGCACAATCGAAGAATCGGCGGTCACATTTGCCGTCTCGGACACAATGAGCAACGAGGTTGGGAGATTCCCGGCTGAGATCCGCTTCATGGACGGAGAGGACCGGATCGGAACGTGCAACGTCCTCATGAGAGTCGAGCCTAACCCGCACCCGGATGACACCACCGATGGAGACAGAGAGCCGCTGGTCAACGAGATCACGGCCCTGCTGCAGCAGATCACCGAGCAGGCGGACCGGGTGGAGGAGTACTCCGGCAAGGTGCTGAACATGACCGTCACGGCTCATGCGTCGGACGAGGCGACCGTCACAAAGACCGAGGGCGAAGTGGTCAATCTGGATTTCGGCTTGCCCAGAGGTCCGCAGGGGCCGCAGGGCATCCCGGGGGAAGATGGGGAAGACGGCGTCACCCCGGAATTTTCCATCGGCACCGTCGAAACACTCGCACCCGGTGAGCGGGCAACGGCTACCATCACAGGGACAGATGAAGACCCGGTGCTCAATCTCGGTATACCGCAAGGGGCGAAGGGCGATAAGGGCGACACCGGAGAGGTCTCAATGGACGACTTCCTCAAGGTAGCCGTCACGGATGAGGCGAGCGGCTCCGGGATCGTGACATTCCCGGACGGCGCGAATCTGCCTGCAAAGTCCCTGAAACTCACCCTCACACCTAAGCAAGACGCAACACCATGGATAGGCACAGACCACGACACCGCACCGTACCTTCACAGGGCTATGCCCTCGCAGAGTAATGACTACAACCGTGAAAGCGGAGTGATTGTCGGCGGGACTGTGGGGTGGAATCAGTTGGTAGCATCCGTGACCGAAAGCAGAACAGCCATTGGTCTGACGTTTACAAACAATGGCAACGGCTCTGTTACCATTACAGGAACGTCATCCTCTGCGAGTGCGTTTCGGCTTCAAGCCGACACGAATCCCATCCCAACTGTTGACAACCACGTCTATTTTGTTTCAGTTGGCGGTGAACTTCCTGCTGGTGTTTCTATTTATCTTGGTAGGATAAACGGATTAGGAAGTCAATCCGAGTATATTAGAAAGCCAAACGTATCATCTGGTCTCGCTGATTCTTATTTTGGCTTAGCACAGAACGCTTCGGGCAAGGAGTTTAATGCAACTTACACACCGCAACTCATCGACCTCACCGCCATGTTCGGCACAACCATAGCAGACTACATTTACTCGCTTGAGCAGTCTTCTGCTGGAGCAGGAGTAGCATGGTTCAGAAAATACTTCCCCGAAGACTATTATCCGTATTCAGCCAACACCTTGCAATCCGTACAGGCTACGGCACACAAGACGTATGACAGCGGCGGGAATGTGATTGGGAATTATGCGTTGGATTCTTCGCTGACTTTGAGGGGTATCCCAAAACTGGATGCAAGCAACAACCTGTACTATGACGGTGATACCTACGAGTCGGATGGGACGGTGACGAAGAAGTACGGCATAGTGGATTTGGGGACGCTGAATTGGAGCAAAGATGTATCTGGTGGAAATGTCGGATTTTATGCAAATGCATTTAGTGGCGCAAAACCACCGTCAAGTTGGGGTGTTACTTTTAACGCTATTTCAAAATACTTTGTAACCGTTCCTGCAACGGGGTATTCACAATACACAGTTGATAAAACCATTTTTATGAAACCAAATGGGCAAATGTTTGCGGTTGATAATGCCTACACCGATGCCGCCACTTTCAAATCCGCAATGTCGGGTGTATACCTTGTCTATGAGTTAGCCACCCCGACCACCGAAACCGCCCAAGCCTACACCAATCCACAAATCGTAGACCCAGACGGTACAGAAGAGTATGTCACGGCGAATAGCGTACCTGTGGGGCATGATTCTACCTACTCGTTAGTGTGTCCGATAAGTGGGTATGATGAGGTGTCGGCGGTAGTCAGCCCGACCACAACGGCATCAGACGGACAGACCTACACCGCAGACCTACCGCAGACCGTATACGGCGGTACGGTGGATTTGGTGAGCGGTGAGTTGACGATAGAGTGGGCAAAACGTATTCTCGATGGCTCAGAAGAGGGATGGCAACTGAACGGCAGTTTGAGTAATCCATTGAGGACATACTGTTACAACAGAAACGCTTCTGCAATGGGAGAAATTCTGACAACAACCGCTATTATGTCCGACTCGATACCAAGTCAGCGATTCAGCGGTAATAATGAGATTATCGGAATATATGTCGATGGTGGCTATCTGTGGATAAGAACACCACCGATGCAAGGCATGACCGCAACGGCAGAATGGAAAGCGTATCTTGTACAGAATCCGCTCGAAGTAGTATACAAGTTATCCACACCCCAAACCATCCAACTCACACCGCAGGAGATACGGACGCTACTGGGGACGAATAATGTGTGGGGTGATGGGTCGAATACTTATATTAAGTACATCGCAGACACCCGCCTATTTATCCTAAAGGTACTCGCAAATGCGTAAGATATTCACGGTGCTGATAGTGATAGCCATCACGGTCATCCTGTCAGCACTTCTCATATCACAAGCAGATGCCAAGCCGCTGACATTCGACCAGCGGGTAACGGCTCACATAAGGACAGGCGGCACGGTAGGAACGCAAGGCCTGTCTCAATGGGAGTTATACAGGTACAAGACCGTCACACTCCCGAAGAAATATCCGATGTGCCTCGCTCCGTGGGAATCTTATGTTGCGATAGACAGGCTCGTCACGGTATCAGCCATAAAAGACCGCAACACGCTGACCATCGACCCTGAGTTATACCGGAGCATCCAGCCTATAGCCGAGCAGAACCGGGCAAAGGCCAAGACCATCCTGCGAACGTATAAGGTACGCGGCAAAGGCAGGAAAGCGGTCAAGACCGTCCGCAGGTACGTCAGAACAGGCAAGTACATCGTCGGCGTCAAGTCCGCAGGAGATTTCTTCGACCAGCACGGCGGTGACTGTGCGGCTCATGCGGCGGCTCTGTACGTTCTCTGCAAGGTGCAGGGCATCCCTGTGAGGTACGTCATCGGGCGAGGGAAGATGGGTGGTCTGCACGCTTGGAACCGGGTCAAGTACGGTCACAGGTGGTACTGGGTGGACGAGACCTGGGGGATGAGTCCTGCGAGGAAACTGTGGGATGGGTACATTGTAATGGAATATTGGTAAGAAGGGAGACAAACTATGCCAGCAAAATATCAACCCTATTTTTACATCACCGGAGAGTTTCTGATCCTACTCAACTGGGTCCTGACAGAGAAGGGCATCAACCCGATCACGATCAGCGACACCGAGATCTGGGGATACTTGTCTTACATTGCAGCCCTGTTCGCGTTCGGCTTCGCCGTGTGGAAGAATCACAACTTCACCGAGGCGGCTCGGATCGCCCAGCACGTGCTCAACCAGATCAAGGGCGGAGCGGACCCGTTCGCGGACACCCGGCAGATGGAAGACGAGCACGAGTTCGATGATCCGGAGGACTGAGCCATGGGTAGCAAGATCATAACGACCGCCCGGAAGTATCTCGGCAAGGGCGGCAGGTTCATTTGGGACTACTTTGCCGGACTGGCCCGGGGGCAATCGTGGTGTGTCGGGTTCGTGCTGTTCATCTGTATAAAGGCCGGATGCCCGCTCTACAATGTGAGCAAGACGACCCTGCCGTTCTGGGTTCCGACCCTCGAGGAATGGCTTCACAAGCACGCGATCTGGGTCAAGTTCAAGGATGCACGCGAAGGCGACATCGTTATTTTCACATGGCACGGCGGGGGAGGGAACACCCGGACCGGCTACCGGGATCATACCGGATTTTTCGAGGAGCATATCTCCGGGAACAAGTTCCGGACCGTCGAGGGAAACACTTCCGGAGGGAAGGTCGCAGAGCGCACAAGGTACCTGTCGAACGTATATGCCATCTACCGGCTGAAATGCTGCGAGAAAGGCGAACCAGATCCGCAGCCGAAACCGCAGCCGAAGAAATTACCGACTTATAAGAAAGGCACCACCTACACGGTCGCGGTCGATAACCTGAACGTCCGCACCGGAGCCGGGACAGGCTATCCAGTAAAGAGTCGCTCGGATCTGACCAAGGACGGACGGGAGCACGCGAACGCAGCCGGTCAGCTGATGAGCGGCACACGGGTCACCTGTAAGAAGACGAAGAGCGTCGGCGGTCAGGTGTGGATGAAGATCCCGTCGGGCTGGGTGTGTGCGTATAATGGCAGCAAGAAGTATATCGAATAGGAAGGACGCGTCATGGAGACTATTATCATCAACTCGTTTTTATCAGCTTGCGGCGCTGGAGTGCTGACCATCTTGGTGCTCCTCATTAAATGGATCTGGAAGAAATTCCGGGCCGATGACATCACGATCAAGGCTCTGGCCCATGACGCATACTTTCGGCATTGCCGGTATCTTCTCCAGAAGGAAACAATCACAGAGGAAGAAATGGAGAACCACGACTACCTATGGAACGCGTACCGGCGGCAAGGGCTGAACGGTACAGGTGAGCAACTGCATAAGCAGATACTGACCAAAGAAGTCGTGGCCAACAAACATTAGCCTCCCGCAGGAGGACTGCATGTTTCTCCCCCTTTTCATTATCACCCCGGAGCAATCCGGGGCTTTTTTATTGCGGAATGGCTGGAAATTTTATAGCAGGATTTTGAGTAAAATCTGCGAGGTATAACTTATCATGTGGCGCAAATAAAATCGCTCAAATCGAAGATTAGGGCTTCCATATACTGTTATTTCTTCTGTATCTCTTCCATGTATCCGGCGGTGATGATTCCGGCTGGTAATGCTACTATAGCAATGCCCATGAACGCAGAAATCATCGTTATGAGCCGCCCGGTGTCTGATGTGGCGAATATATCGCCGTATCCGACTGTTGTCAGCGAGACGGTCGCCCAGTAGATCGCATCGTAGAAATCCTCAAATGTGTCCGGCTCGATCTGGAACATCACGAGCGCCGAAACGTATACATAGCCGACTGCGAGACACCCGACGGCGACGAGTGCCTGTTTTTGCTTTTCGAAGACGTTGACGAGGATCTGAACGTTCCTTGAGTAGCGGACGATTCGGAACACACGCAGCGCCCGGAGCAGCCTGAGCACACGAAGCGCCTTGAATGCCGGATTAATCAGAAGCAGCGACGGCAGGATTGACAATAAGTCTATTATGGCCATCGGCGTCAGCGGATACATCGCAAACGCCTTTGCTGGAGACTTGCCGGGTCTCAGATCGGCCGTCAGCCACCGGAGCAAGTAGTCAATGATGAAGATGCCTGCGGTCGCCAAATCTAAGGCATGGAGCGCCTGGGATTGCTGCTTGGTCATCAAAGGAACGAGGCTGAGCAGGATGACGACGATCATGCCGTAGTTGTAGACCGGGGCGTTGTCGATGAAGTTGAATATTTTATTTCTCATAATATGCTCCTAATATTCATTTAGGGTATTGCATCAATTTCCAAAATCAGTATAATTAGCATTAGAGGACCATTCCTATAGGGAGGGATTCTCGTTAGTAGTATATGGATCAGTTAGAGAGCGTGCCGTTGGTCACCCTCAACTATTCCCCTTTCAACACTTCCCAAAATTATGACGAAGGGAACTCTTTGAAAACCGGAATAGTTGAGCGGTAGTAAACTGGCACCACCTAACAAAGAAAGGTGGTTATTTTTATGAGAGCGATTATGAAGGTGTCAGCTGACACAATCGACGAGTATGTGGATGCCATGAACGAGGCATACGCAGAACTTTCCCGGTTTGAGATCATCAATGAAAGAAACATCTCAGACACGACAACTATCATCACTTACGACATCCCCAAGGAATTAGAGACAATCGAAGAAGACATCAGAGAACGCATCGCGGCAGACTACGACGTTGAGTTCCCGGATGCAAAGGAAAAAGCCGAACAGACCATTCGGCTCAATTTGCGTGTCGGGAATCATGAGAACCGTCGCTGCTGCGAATGCGAAAACTACAACTGGGGTAAGAACTGCCCTTACAGAGACGGACACATCAGACGGATGGACAGGGCATGCGGAATGTTCAATGTCATCATCGAGGCGAGATATTAGGAAGGGGGTGATCTCATGAACAACAGATTTGCAAACATAGCCAATGCCGTAGCAGGATCCGCGTGCCTCACAGGTCTCATGGTCTTGATGTTCCTAATAGCAAATAGCGTTTATAACTGAAAAACTGGAAAGGAGAATCTTGAGTTAATTGATTGTATACGCATAATAAAAGACCCCGGCACGCAAAAGGGGGTAATTGCTCGGGGCCAAGTAACTTATATCACCTATATTATACCACGGAGGTACAGTAATGAAAACAACAACATGGGAAGACCTGTTCAATGATGTGGTCTTCAAAGACCCAGAACCGGAAGACTATGAGGAAGCACTGATCGTGCTGCCGGAGACGGAGGAAGAAGATGACTAACGAGAGAATGCTGGAACACGTAAACACACTCCGCCGGATGCTCGGAGACCTGCCGGAGCCGGTTCACTTCGAAGGCTGCTGCGGACAGGATGACATTACGGGCAAGGTGTTTGAAGCCATGTTCAACGCAGGCGCATACGATGCAATCTACTACACCGTCAGCAGACACCTTGACGCGGTATCGGACGAGATCCTGAAGGACATCCGGTACGACGAGGAACTTCGGAAGAAATGGGAGACCGAACATGCCGAATGAAATCAGCGACGCCGCGCTCGATGCGTGGTACAGAGATCAGTTTATAGAGTCCTATGGGTACGATCCCTATGAGGGGCCGTATGAGGAAGAAGAAAGCGAGGAAGAATAGATGGCAGAGCATATCCATTGGATGAAAACAGTAGACAAAAGGTACCTGAGCGTCGGAGACTTTGACGGTGACAAGGACATCATCGTGCAGATCAAGGACGTAAGGGCCGGAGACGTAACGAACGCACAGGGCACCCAGACGAAGCAGCTGCTCTATTTTGAGGGCAACGTCAAGCCAATGGTACTCAACTCGACCAATATGCAGCGGATCGCGAAGGTGGTCGGGTCGCCGTACTTCGATGAATGGGTGGGGCATAAAATCCAACTCTACCCAGACCACCACGTTCCGGCGTTCGGGACTATTACGGAAGGCGTGAGGGTCAGAGAGTTTGCACCACAGGCATAGGTTATTATTGCGGCTTAGTTTAGTTTGGAAGAACGCCGGAAGAATCGCCGGCAGATACCGGAGACGCGGGTTCAAATCCCGCAGCCGCTGCACATTCGGCCGGACGTTGGGGATTCCACGGCGGCCTGATATAGGAGGGCAAAATGCAATTAACAAAGGCAACCTATTTCTCCCCAGAAGCCAACGCTTCTTACATGTCAGTCAGCCAGTTCAAATCATTCCTTGACTGCCCCGCAGCTGCTCTGGCTGAGATCCGGGGAGAGTGGGAGAGACCGACAACGACGGCCCTGCTGGAAGGCTCATACATCGATGCGTACTTCAGCGGCGATTTCAGCGGTATTCGGTTCCAGAGCGAACACCCGGAGATTCTGAACAAGCGCACCGGCGAGTTAAAAGCCGAATACAGGAAGGCTGCTGCGGCGATCCGGCTGGTAGAACAGGACAAAGTGTTCATGTCCTATCTGTCCGGCGAACCACAGAACATCATCACAGGCGAACTGTGCGGGATTCCTTGGAAGGCAAAACCGGACTTCACGCACCCGGACAAGATAGTCGACCTAAAGTATATGCGCGATATGCAGCCGATCTGGAAGCAGGGCGAGCGCAAGACGTTCATCGAGGCATGGGGCTACCACATACAGGGCTACGTCTACCAGCAACTTGAACTGCAGAGGACAGGGCTTCTGAAACCGTTCTATCTGGCGGTCATCACCAAGGAAGAACCGGCAGACCATGCGATCATCGAAGTCGACCAGGCGGTGCTTAATTCCGTCCGGGGTATCGTGGAGCATTATGCTCCGTTATTCGCCGCATATAAGAACGGGAGCACAGTAACGCCGAGGTGCGGAGCATGCGCATACTGCAGGAGCACGAAAAAAATAGAAAAACCGATACGTTATATCGACCTATTAGATGCGCTCTAATGCAGTAATTGCAACGGGAGCATCGTGGGAGCACGACAATCAGAAACTAACAGACGCTGCTTTAAAGCAGCACGAAGAAGGGAGCACGAAACAATGACATTGCCAAATATGAACCTGTCGCAGGCCAGAACCGGGAGCATCGATTCCGGTGGATATGTGGTAAAGGTCGTCAACACTAACATTGATACCCAGTACAACCGGCTGCAGCTGCTGGTTGACATCGCAGAGGGCGACAAACGCGGATATTATTCAGACCTCGACGGCAAGTACGGCTTCTGGGGTCTGACCGCGAATCTCAGCCTTGAGCCGGAGAACGCTTGGAAGTTCGCCAACGCAATCGACGCGTTCCGGGCATCGAACGAAGGATTCGTCTGGAACGATGACGGCGAGAACGACGAGCGCAGCCTGATTGGAAAACGCTGCGGGGTTATCACCCAGAAAAAACATTACATCGGCAACGACGGCAGGAAGAAATCGAAACTGCAGGTATACCGGATCATCCCGGCAGAAGACATCCGCAGCGGAAACTATGAGGTCCCGGATGACCTGTACGCAAACGGCCTGTCCGCTGCACCTGCTTCACCGGCTGCGGGGGTAGTCGATACGACGGCGGCACCGGTCGAAGGATTCGGCCCGCTGAATGATGACGACATTCCGTTCGCATAAGGGGAGAACATCATGCTGATTGTGGAAGACACCCGCCAGAAGGACGGGAAGCATGAGAACAAACACAGGTACTGGGACGAGACCGGGACGGCATGGGCAAGATCCGCCCTGCTATTCGGCGACTACTGGCCTGCACCGAAGGTAGCAATCGACACCAAACAGGACATACAGGAAGTCGTCGCCAATATGTGCGGAGCGAGCAAAGAGAAGGCAAGATTCCGCAAAGAGTGCCAGAAGGCGAAGGCGGCAGGATGCAAACTGATCTTCCTCATCGAGGACAAGCGCTACGCCGTCCCGGAAGACCTCATCGGGAAGCAGATCTACATACTGAACGGTCAGACGATACCCGGAGATCAGGCCTATCTTGCGATGCGGATGCACGAAGAGCGGTATGGCGTGGAGTTTTGGTTCTGCGACCCGGAAGAGAGCGGCAGAGTGATAAAGGAGTTATTGGACGATGGCAGATAAAAAGAGTTTTGTTCTGTACTGGGACAACTGGGAGATGATCGAGGAACTGAGCATTGAGCAGCGGGGCATCCTCATGACGGCGATCTACGCTCTGGACAATGAGGACGTGGATGTCCCGGAGATGGACCAGCCGACCCGTCTCGTGTTTAAGATGATCCGGTCTCAGATACGGCGAGATACGACCAAATACGAGGAGACCCTTGAGAAGAGGAAGAAGGCCGGGAGCAAAGGCGGCAAGGCTTCGTGGGAAAAGCGTCGAAGCAAAACCATTGAAAATTCAACGGATTCGAAGCAAACCGAAGCAAATGCTTGTTTTGCTGAAGCAAATGAAGCTGATAATGTCAATGTCAATGATAATGATAATGATAATGCCATTGTCAATGTCAATGATAATGTGTCGCCCTGCGGGAGCGAGGACGGACAGACAGAAGACGTTTCTCTTTTGACACTGGGAGTGAATCAGAACGTGAGGCTGACGCAGGATGAACTGAACGAGGTGCGGTCCCGGTATCTGAAGTCGTCGGATCTGATCGATAAGGTCTCGCTCTGGCTGGTAAAAGCAAAGCACCCGGAGCAGGACCATCTGCAACTAATCCACACGTTCGCTCTGAATGATAACTGGCCTAAGAAGCCAAGAGAGAAGCCGCCGGACCCGGAGCCGGAGCCAGACCCGTCGAGGGGGCCGGTCATGGGAATGCCCGATGACGTCCGGGAGAAGGTGGATAAGTTATTCAGTTAGGAGGAGAAACATGAGCAACGAATACGTTACCCGTCAGCAGTACCAGCAGGAGAAGCAACAACAGATTCCGCAGGACATCCAGCAGGGGTTTGCGGCCGTACCGGATGACGGCTTTATTCCGTTCTAATCCTAACTGCCGAGGGCGGCGGCAGATAAACAATACCGCCCATCTTAAGGAGGGATGACAGATGACGAATGAAGAAGCACAGAAGATGCTAACAGAAATACGGCACTATTTGACCGCAGGAAATCCAGTATGGGATGTGGACAAGGTCGGTGAAGCGATGGCGATGGCAATCGAAGCACTCAAGTTGTCGGAAATCCCGACAGGTTCAGACCTTATCAGCAGACAGGCGGCATTAGATTCGATTAGTTATGATGTAGCTGACACCTACGACAGAATCAAATCGCTCCCATCCGCAGAACCGAAGACAGGAACGTGTGCACGTTCACATACTGGCATTATCGGAGAGGGTTTCTATTGTAGCAGATGCGGAAAGATGGGTTACAAAACAGATTTCTGCCCCAACTGCGGAGCAGATATGAGAGGTGAAAAGCATGAGTGATTTAATCAGCAGAGACGATGCTATAAGGGCCGTACATGAAGAATTTGACGAGGTTTGCGTATGGGACGAAAGCGGATTGACTACTGCAAACGAAGTCGAATCCATACTTGATGGATTACCATCCGCAGAGCCGAAGACAGGGAAGTGGATAACCAATATTTACAAGTACGGGAAAGAACGTTATGTGTGCTCAAACTGCGGTGGAGGGCATACGGAAGATTCGGACTTCTGCCCTCATTGCGGAAGTTACAACAGGTGGTGAGGAAGAACATGGTTCATGTGAGCAAATGCCCTTGCGAATACGGAAGAGGGAAGCCGACGACAGAGTTTCATGTAAACGGCAGGCCGATGATTTATTGCATGGGATGGATTGATATGAGGACTGACGAACCGTTACAGATTTGCAAGGATTGCGCCGACTGGTACATGGGAAAGCAAATAGAAAAAGACGTTGTAGAGATGAGGAGGTAGAGGAATGAACATTCAAGGCCTGAAACCGTGCCCGTTCTGCGGCGGCAATGCAATCGAGGTTTCGCCCTACGATCAGAAACCGCTCGGGTCCCGGTGGATCATAAAATGCGTCGACTGCGGGGCGAGTATTCAGGGCAGCCACCGGGCGATGAACAAAGCGGCTTGGAATCAGAGGGCACACGAGCCCAGGACGGGGCATTGGAGTTGTGATGAAAATGCAATATACCATTGTTCGGAATGTGGATGTGAAACGACTTGGGACTATAACTTCTGCCCCGACTGCGGAGCGATGATGAACGGAGATGAGGAAGAATGACGGATAACGAAAGGAAGGAATCCATATCTGCATTAAGACAATTACTTGCCATGTGCGACTTCGTAGATCAATACGGTGATTCTATAGATGCAGACCCATACTTCAATGCAGTAGAAACAGCCATTGAATCGCTGAACGAGACAAGGTGGATTTCAGCAAGCGAGAAGCTGCCGGACGCAGACGATTGCCCGATGGATTGTATGGTAACACGCAGGAGCAAATTTGTTGGCAATTATGTGGATATGGCGGTAGCGGAAAAAAACGGAACATGGACGCATGAGGATTGGAAAGCCATCACGATTGACGGCAAAGCAACGTGTATCAGTACAAGGGATGCGGACATCACCGCATGGATGCCCCTCCCCGAACCGTGGAAGGATGGTGAGGAAGAATGAGACTTATAGATGCAGATGCTCTGAAAAGACGAGCAATAACAGTACGGTTCTTTGGAAAAGACATTATGATGTTACCAACCGCAGAGATTGATGATGCACCGACCATAGATGCCGTAGAGGTTGTTAGATGCCGAGATTGCGTCCATTGGTTTCCGCACACGCAATGTGGGTTCGATGAAGACAATGACGAGTACCATGATTATTGCGGATTATTGATTCCTGACGATGATTACTATGCCTATACAAGAAAGCCTGATGACTATTGTAGTCGTGGCAAACGCAGAAAGGACAGTGAATCATGACCACCAACCGACCGGCAAACACTCCGTCGAGAACCATCTGCTGGACGTGCGCCAACGCGGTACCGGACGGAAAGCGGGGATGTCCGTGGTCGGTCGACCAGATCCCGGTCAGAGGCTGGAAGACGGAGCCGCCCAGGCATCACGACTACGGCAAGTCATACACGGTCATCGAGTGCCCGATGTATGTGCAGGACACGGAGACCACAAGGGCCGAAGCGAACGAGAGGCTCCGGGAGATACTCGATGAGATGGCGAAGCAGGCGAAGGCCAGCAAGGGGCGGCAGATCAGACGGCATTGGGTAGACGAATACTGGACGAAGGAAGGGACGTAAGGAGGCAGGAATGAAAATAGAGTTCGATGTGCTGATGGATACTCCGTTAGCACTTGCAGATGCAATCATTGAAAGGGAGAACGGAAAATCATACAACGCAGACACTATGGTTATAGCGAAAGAAAACATAAGACAGTTAGGGCAAGCACTGATTAACTACGTTTGGTCGCTGGACAGGTTGGACAGAGAGTTTGAGAAGAGGTGAGAACATGAAAGAAATAGAGTTCGCATTCATCGATGCGTTAATCACAGGAGATACAGAGACGGCCTTGCATCTGGCCTATGAGATGATGCAGGGCGAGCAGATAAGTATGTTTTAAGGGGTGAGAACATGAGCACCAAAATCAGAGCAATAATCAAACGGCCGGACGAAGACATCGGCCACGTTACGAACATCAGCCCGACGCTGGAGAACCTGCAGAACATCGTAGACGGCTACATCGAGACCGTCACGATCAGGCCGGGCGTGGTGGTGATATGCAACGAGGAAGGACGCATCACCGGGCTGGATCCAAACTGCGAGGTCAAGGTCGAGACCTTAATGGGACAGGGCACGGTCGACTTCTGCGGCGAGATCGTGGTGGTCGGTGCTGAGGGAGACAAGTTCTGCGACCTGCCCGAGTGGGTCACGAGGAAGGAGTGGGCACAATGGCTGGTATGAGCAGCTGCTTCTTCTGCGAGGACTACAGGCGGCTCCGGCAGTACTACGACCAGATCGAGGACAGGGGCGGCGGCACTCATCATGAGATTCGCGTCGAGACCCTGCTGATAAGTTGGAACGAGATAGCCGGAAAGCATCACTATGGAACGATGACACACAGACCGAAGCCGATGGGATTCGACTTGAACTACTGCCCGGAATGCGGCAGAAAACTGGGAGGCAATCAATGACGGACACGAACAAAAGGGGCGACTTTCGGGGAATGAACTTCAGACCGAGGCTCGCCCCATGCAAGAAGTGCGGCGAGATGTACTGGAAGACGGCCGCCCGGAGACAGTACTGCGATGCGTGCAGGCTGGTTCGGGAAGAAGAGCGGGTCGAGGAGAACCGGATACGGATGCGGGCATGCTACATCCGCAAACGTGACGGCATTCTGCCGGAGAGCAAACTTCCGAAGGTACAGGAACCGGAGAAGGGATTCACGCCGCACGAGTGTCTGGTCTGGAAAGAGTGCGAGTTCGGCTGCGAGAACAAACCCGGCTGCAACTTCTGCACGGCAACCGGCGAACTGAGGACAAAGGGCGGACGGTCGCAGATCATAGACGGAAGGTGCAACCGGTACCGGCCGAAGAAGAAACGCAAGGAGCCGGGCTGGCAAGAGATCAGGGAAAGGAGACAAAAGCAATGATTAAATTCTTAACAGGACTGTTCATCGGTTCTGCATTCGGGTTTATTGTCGGGGCCGTACTGTCAGCGGACAAACGAGACGGCGGTCAGACGCTTGAACCGGGCGAAATGATTATTCCTAAGAAGGATCTGGAGCAGATGCTGCGCCGTCACTTCGACGGGTTCGAACCGGCACTGGACTTCGACCCGTTCTGTCCGCCGGTGTGCGGTAACTGCAAGCATTGGGATTCTGAGATATTCGCATGGGGCGAATGCAAGATCTGCAGGAAGAGCGGAGTCATGCGAGCGGCTGGGGATGTGTGCAATGTGAGAGAACATCCGCCAGTACTGGACGAAGACGAGGTAAATTAGATGATGAAGGACTACGCAAGAACAACAGGCAGACACATCCTGCCGCGCAACCTGTACATGCAGACGGTCTATCAGATCCGGGACTATCACAGGCTCAAGGAAGAAGCCGACTCGATACTGGATGCGTCACCGGCTCCGGCTGATGGCCAGCCTAAAGGGTCGACCGTCTCCAGCGCGGTAGAGCGCAAGGCGATGCGGCGGGACAGGATACTGCAGACTATCGGAGTCATCGACCATGCGAAGAGTCTGATCCCGGATGAATACCGCGAGGGCGTCTGGCAGAACGTCATGTACAGGACGGCGTACCCGGACGATGCGAACAGGAATACATACAGTCTGCACAAGTCCCGATTCGTGTACATGGTCGCCAGAGATTTATTCCTGCTGGAGTGAACTTTGTGCACGGGGGAAAAGAAAACGTGCTAATATGATATTGCGAAGAAAAGGGCGAAGATAACCACCCGCCCGAATCTTGGCACCATATACTACTTGCAGGGCGCAGGCCGGAGCAATCCAGTCTGCGTCTTTGTATTGGCGGCGAACTTATGGACAACAACACGGTAACGGTAAAACGAGAAGGCATCGCGCAGGTTCGGCTCGGCGGACGGACTTGGCAGCTGCTCGGTGTCGAATACAATACGGCGATACTGCACGACAGATATGCTGACATCCGGGTGCACAGAGACCGGGTGGAAGCGGTAAACGAGAAGGCTGTGGAGATGATGGCGCATGGCAACGAACCCGAGGTATAAAAACGGGAACCTACGGAGAAAGTACCGGGAACGATTCAAGGCTCGGGGGGACGTCTGCGGAATATGCCGGGGACCCATCCGGTACGACCAGCCGAGCGACGCAAAGCATCCGCTTTCATTCGTCATCGATGAGATCAGGCCTGTCAGCAGGTGGCGCGAGTTCGGTTACGGTTCGCCAGAGGAAGCAGCACAGGACTGGAACAATCTGCAGGCTGCACATTATGCGTGCAATGCTGCGAAGGGAAACGGAAAACGCCGCGTAAAAATCGAGCGAATCGCGGAAAATATTTTGGACGGCGACTGGTAGGGGCCAGACCCCCACCACCCCCCATCAGCGACAACACGGCTGTCCAGCGCCGAGCAGGCTGGAAACGTTTTCCACATGGGCGGCACAGGAAGGAATATAACATGGCATCATTACTGGAAGCCGCACAAAGCGGCGACAAACGGGCAACGCTGATTGCCCTGCGGGATCAGATAGCGGCAACGATAGAGAACTGCGAGAGCGGCCGAGACATGGCTGCGAACTCCAAACGGCTCATGGAAGTCATGGCCGAGATCGAGGCGCTGCCGGACCCGGCGAACGAGAAGAAGTCGAAACACGACCGCCTAAAAGAGAAACTTGAAAACCGGTAGGCAGGAGCCGACCTTCCAGAGGGTCGGGAACTATGCCCATTCACTCGGCGCGGAAGTCGCGGAAGTCTTCGCGGAAGATGGTGGCGCAACATTCTATCCGTCCCAGCTGATGGAACTGGGATTGATGCTCGCCAGAAACGAAGACGGATCTCCGGCGGCAACGACATTGGGCATAGTGAAGCCAAGGCAGAACGGCAAGAGTTATGCAGCGCGGTACTATGCAGCATATATGGCGGTCTTTGAGCATAGGGATGTGCTGTATTCGGCGCACCACAGCGGCACGACGAAAAAGATGTTCATGGCGCTGTGCGATCTCTTTGAAAGCCAGGAGCGATACCCAGACTTTGCAAATGACGTAAAGAGCATCAGCCACGCGAGAGGCTACGAAGGGTTTTATTTCAAAGACTGGAAGGACGCGGACGGCGAAGTTCACAAAGGCGGCTGCATTGAGTTTGCCACAAGAACGAACAGCGGAAGCCGAGGCGGGACGTATTCGGTCATTGTCTTCGACGAGGCGCAGGAACTGACAAGCGAGCAGCAGGAAGCGACATTGCCGACCGCATCAGCATCATCAGATGCGAACGATGCGAGCCGGATGCCGCAGCAGATCTACATCGGCACACCACCGGCACCGACCTGCAACGGCACGGTGTTCAAAGATATGCACGCGAAAGCGCATTCGGATGATCCGGGATCTGCGTGGTGGCTTGAGTGGTCGGTGAACATCAAAGATCTGTTCAAAGAGATCACAGACGAACAGACTGCGATTGCACTGGCCTATGAGACCAACCCGGCAATGGGCTACAGGATGACAGAACAGGCCGTCTTGAACGAGTTCGCTACGATGACGCTGGACGGATTCGCGAGAGAGCGGCTCGGATGGTGGACACCGGCAAGGACGCAGGAAGTCAATTATGCGATCCCGAAGAAGCTCTGGGACGCCTGCGCTTCATTGGATCCAAAGCCGGAAGGGAAGACCGCATACGGCGTCAAGTTCTCGGCGGACGGCGCGATGGTTGCCCTGTGCGGATCGGTGATTCCGAAGACCGGCCCGGCGAGGGTGTCGCTGATAGACCAGAGGCCGACCGGCCACGGCATCCAATGGCTGGCGGACTGGCTCAATGAGAGACACGACAAAGCGTCCTGCGTGGTCATAGATGGCCGGAACGGTGTGGATGTCCTTGTGGATAAAATCACGCCGTACTGGAAGACAAAAGGGTCGGTAGTCAGACCCGGCGTAAAGGAAATGATCGCATCGGTCGGAATGATGACGGATGCGCTTAGTGACAGGTCAGTCACATGGTATGAGAAGCAGACTGCGCTCAGAGACAGCGCGGTCACAGCAACAAAGCGTAAACTGGGCGGCGGCTGGGCGTTCGGTGGAGACAACTCCATCCCAATCGAAGCTGCTGCGCTTGCATTGTGGGGCGCGAGAACAACGAAGCGAGACCCCGCGAAAAAGATGAGGATTGGTTAACATGGAATTATCGACTTACATTCCGAGACGGATTGACGGGCTGAGCGATGACGCACAAGCGAAGTTCAACAACCTGCTTGACGTGTTCGACAAACACGCATCTGCCAACAGAAAAAAGGAACGGTACTACGAGGGGCGTGTCACTCTGGGCGAGGTCAATCTGGGCATCGCGCTTCCGGAGGGCATGCAAGGTCTGGAGGTCGGATGCGCTTGGGGAGCCAAGACAGTCGATGTGCTGGCATCGCGGTCAATGTTTGACGGGTACGTTTCCGAGGACGGAACGGATGTCGCGGAACTGGCGCAGATCGTGCGGGACAACAATTTGATAGCAGAGTATCCGAAAACCTGCCGGGACGAGTTGAAACTCGGCGCATCGTTTGCGACGCTGTCGGCAGATGACAAGATCGGCGTCAAGGTCAAGTTCCATTCGGAGCACACGGCGGCGGCTGTATGGGATGGCGAGAAAAGCCGGATCGCATACGGTATGGCAATCGTGGCGACGGAACAGGATGCGAACAAGCAGTACAGGCCATCGGTCATCAATCTGCACACCGATACGGAAATATGGGTGCTCCGCAAACTGACGGATTCAAAGTGGACCGCTACGGCGCACCCGCACATCATGGGTGAACCGTTAATGGTGCCTTTGATCTACAACCCGACATCAGCGAAGCCGTTCGGACAGTCCAGAATTAAAGAACCGATTCGAAGATTGATTCAAGGCTACGTCAGAACGGTGGCCAACGCGACAATCGGGCTGGAGTTCTCGACTGCTCCGCAGAAGTATCTGCTCGGCGTAACGGATGAGCAGTACGATGCGGTCGTCAACCAGAAATTCCGGCAGTACGTCGGGTCGCTGATAACATCGACCACAAACCCGGAGACCGGTGAAAAACCATCGTTCGGCCAGCTGACGCAAGGAACGATCGAGCCGCATGTCTCTATGCTGCGGATGCTCGCAACACAGTTTTCTGCGGCAACCGGGCTGACCGTAACAGACACCGGCGTGGTCAATGATGCGAACCCGACCAGTTCGGACGCGATCCTTGCTCAATCTCAGACGCTTGTGCTTCTGGCAGAGCAGCTGAATGCCGGGAACAATGAATCGCTCCGCAAAATCGGCATGATGGCAATCGCTATCAAGAACAGCACGACACTGGATGAGCTGACTGACGAGCAGAAGAACATCACAGCGCACTTTAAGAACCCGGCAATGCCATCGGTGGCGGCAACAGCAGATGCGGCGGTAAAGATCGCCGGTGCACGTCCGGGATTCGGTGACACTGACACGTTCCTACGGATGATTGGATTCAGCCAGGCAGACATTCGGCTGATTAAAGCGGAAGAGACAAGGGCCAGAGGGCTGGACGTTCTCGGCGGATTAGAAGTCGAATGATAATTGCGGTCGACTATGACGGAACGCTGGAAAGCGGCGGCGAGATGAATGTGGTTCTCGCTGAGAGGCTGAAAGCGCGTCAAAGATGTGGCGACATCGTAATCCTGTGGACGTTCCGGGAAGGGGACAGTCTCAGGAGCGCGCTGGCAAACCTGTATCAGATCGGGCTGATTCCGAACGCCGTGAACGAGAACGCACCGCAGGCAATTCGGATGCTCGGCAGGAACCCAAGGAAGATTTACGCAGACGTTTATATCGATGACAAGGCTATGAGATGAAAATAACGCGAAAATCATGGCAAAAGTATATAGCAGTCCTTCGCACGCTGAACAATAAAGCGGCGGAAGACATGATAAAGTACCAGCAGCGCCTTTATGGCGACACCGTGACGGCTGGCATGATAACAACGGACGAGGCGAACAAGATGCTCGTCGACTATGCCTACGGCCTCGTCACGAAGTACGGCGAAGGTGCAGCGGCTGCAGCCTGCGAGATGTACGATGCGGTCGCGCTCCTATCTGGTGCGAAAGTCCGGGCGGCTGCGCCGGCGGCAACTGCGACATACGGCGAGACGGCCAAAGCGGTCTACGGCACATTGAAGCAAAACCCGGAGATAGTTCCGTCAGCGGTCGGCAGGCTGGTCAAGATGGCCGGAGTCGACACGACCATGAAGAACGCAATCCGGGATGGAGCCGAGTGGGCATGGATTCCAAGCGGCGATTCGTGTGCATTCTGCGAGATGCTTGCATCGCAAGGGTGGCTCCCGGCATCGAGGGCGCAACTGGACGGAGACCACGCAGAGCACATCCATGCGAATTGCGACTGCACGTTTGCTATCCGCTTCAGCCGGGACGATGGCGTCGCCGGGTATGACCCAGACGAGTACCTTAGCAAGTACGAGGATGCAGACGGATCCTCATGGCGGGAGAAAGTCAATTCGATGCGCCGGGACATTTACGAGAAAGACAAGGACAAAATCAACGAGCAGAAGCGAGAAGCATACGCAAAGCGCAAGGAGCGTGAAAGCTCCGAAGCGGAGGAACTGAGCATATGAGATTCTTGATACACGCATGCCCAAAACGTGAATGGTTCGTCGATGGGTACATCGTTCCAGAGATGGTCCGTCAAGGAATCGACCGGAATGACATTGATGTCTGGATGGACCGGAACGGAGACGGCAATCTCAGAAGCTGCGTGAAAAGTTTCGCGTCATGCAAGGGCATCGACGGCGGCACATGGCATCTACAGGACGACGTCGCTCTGTCGGGAGATTTTGCAGAAAAAACTGAGCGGTATGATGACGGCATCGTCTGCGGATTCGGTCGAAAGGAGTGGCAACCGATAGGGCCAATGAGCGGAGATGTTCCGGCGGTGTTTATGTGGAACAGTTTCCCGTGCATCCGCATCCCGAACGACATTGCTGCAGAGTTCTCCGAGTGGGTCACCACGGACGCGGCGTTTCGGGACACATACCGCGAAGCCGTGGAACATAACAAAGCAGACGATACGCTGTGGTTCGATTTCATGACAGAAAAACATCTGGACATGCACGTCATCAATCTGGATCCAAACATCGTCGAGCATATTGACGATCTGGTCGGCGGGTCAGTGCTCCACAAGCGTGACGGTCTGGTCAGGTCATCGTGGTGGCAAGACGCGGAAGCTGTCGAGAGGGCAGAAGCCCGGATAAAAGAATTGCAAAAGTTAGCACCTTAACGGGTGCTTTTTTCATGGAGGAGAGAATGGACACCA